GGGGCGTGCAGTGCACGACACCTCTCATCTCAATTGAGATGAGAAAAACAACCAAAGGAGCTTCGATTGTCGTTCGAGGTAACCACAACCAGGAAGAGGAGGCTTCCATCTATAGCGCAAAAAGCGTATAGCGGAAGTTCCGATTTCTGGGTTCCCGATAAGCCGAATGGAATGATTGTTACTTCCACTCCCTCATCAGAGAACGCGGTTTATCTCGGCGGGACACAGACAACTGTGTCGGAAGGGCATCAGGTCAGCCGACTTAGAAAGTCTGGCCTCACTGACATCGGTGGTCCCTTTGAATCAACTCGCTCCTACTGCTTGGCCAAAGGTTCTAGGCTGAGCGTTAGGGACGAATGGAAACAGACATTTGGTTCCGGGAAACTTGTCGCCAGTTTTTCTGGCTTCATGATTCCTAGAATGCAAGTGACTTCTCCAGATTCAGCGGGGCGTAGATATCCGTTCTTTCCTGCTTCAGCTAGATCGTCTAACGACAGTCTAGATGAATATGGAACGACGGCTATCGCCCGTTGTAAGCCCACCAACCCACCCGTAGACGCCGCTCAAGCTATTGGCGAACTATATCGTGAGGGTCTACCCCACCTTATAGGAAGCCAAAGCTGGAAGGCCAGAAATGGAATTGCAAGAGACGCATCAAGCGACTACTTGAATGTCCAATTTGGCTGGCGACCTTTGCTTAGCGAGGTCACAGACTTCGCTAATACCGTTACCAAACTCGACACTGTGCTTGCACAGTACGAACGAGATAGCGGAAAGGTCGTTAGACGGCGCTACGAGTTCCCAATCGAAACATCTTCCAATAGTTGGATTGAAAATGATAACCCTGTGCTAAGCGCTCTAGCTTGGCCGGGAAATCTATTTCAACCCTCTACTGGAGGCGCGAGCACAGTTCGCGTTAACGAGGAAATCGTTAAGCGGCGCTGGTTCTCTGGAGCGTTTACCTACTATCTTCCGTCCGGATATGACTCCCGGACTAAGATTGGTAAGTTGGCGCTCCTTGCCGATAGACTCGGCTTGAACCTCACCCCAGATACTCTCTGGGAACTGAGCCCGTGGAGCTGGGCAGTCGACTGGTTCTCGAATACCGGTGACGTTATATCTAACGTCTCCGATTTCGCGACCGGCGGCCTGGTTATGCATTATGGGTACATCATGGAACACACAACTGTGTCCCGTACCTATTATCAGGAACGTTCGGGTTTCCTTATTAAGGGAGCTCCGGTTCCTGCTGGACCGTTGACCTTGGTCACAGAGACCAAGGTGAGACGACAGGCTAACCCCTTTGGTTTCGGGGTAACCTGGGAGGGCTTGTCAGCCTTCCAGGCCTCGATCCTGGCGGCGTTAGGAATTTCCCGACGCCGCTAGTGTAGGTCCACTGCACAACCACCAAAGCTGGGATATTCCCAGCATAAGGAGCAATGCCTATGGCATACGCTGATCCCCAGTCCGTCACGATTTCGGCAGTACCGATCTCGTTGCCCCGTACGAATGTCGGGAACAACAAGAGCGAGTACACCTCGTCTGACGGCCTGGTGAAGCTCACCGCATCCTCCGCCTACGGGCGTAGGACCCGGCGAGTTCTCCGGATCGACCATTCCAAGATCGCAGCCGACCTGTACATCCCGGCCCAGAATGCGAAGCTATCGATGTCAAATTACATCGTCTTCGACCTTCCGGTCCTGGGGTACACGCCGACCGAGGCCAAGGCGGTCTACGACGGTTTCAAAACCGCGTTTTCCGCATCGACCGACCTCCTCATCACGAAGCTTCTCGCCGGCGAGTCGTAAGACTCGTCTGCGTTGGCATAGTGATAGGAAGCCGACGGTTCCAGCCACATGCGAGATTCTTTCTTTACTTGGAAAGAAATCCGTTTGTGTTCTGGCTTGTCCTCGTCCTTCTCATTTTCCTCCTCGTCACACTCACTTCTGTGAGCGGCGACAAGGAGGAGGATACGGGTACCAAGGTTATCTTCCCAGTTCCTGGGACGATAACTAGGTGTCCGCTATCCGTGAAGGATGCTGTTAAGGAATGCCACAGTGCGCCAAATCCTCCGTCAGTGGACATTTTGTCCCTGTTGGAGGAGCCTGGCACGTTTGTTATACGTGTCAAGTAAGGGCACTGTAGTTGTATGTTGTGGGCTTGGATAGCTTACGTCCCCCTGATAAAGGAGAACGGGCTATGAAAAGCCAACAACGGCTCCACCGCCCAAGGAGGGATGACCTCCTTCTTTGGGTGAAGATAGCAGAAGAATCTGCTATCCGATGTCGCACTAGCACCACCGCTGACATTAAAACTGTCAGCACTCGTGTCAAACACGAGGGGTTCTCGTTTCTAACGATTACCCTATCGAACTTTGGAAAAGACTTTGAAGAAAGTCTTGACCAAGGATTCGTGGCCCCATCTGCTTTCTGTGGTTTCCACAGGGCAGGAGCTCTCCCCCGATTCCTCGGAGGTTTGCTCGGGCTTGTGTTCGACCGAGATTCTGGTCGATTGCTCGATGTTCCGAACGTAGACGCAATCAAGGAGATACGTCAGCTTACGCTAATGTACTCCAAGATCCAACTCCCGTGCAGCAATGCGCGTGAGAAGGCTGCGTATCGTGCTTACATCGAGTGTGAGCAGGACATCGGCGTTAAATATACAGGTGATCCCTCCGGGAGTAATCTCGCAGAGTTCCGCCGTATAGCTAACGTGCTTTATAAGGACGTTTGGGCGTGCATAGATAGAAAACTCTATGCTCACTCTTCCGTTCCAAAGCATGGTCCAGGCGCTACTGCTGACAGATTGCATGCGAATGCAAAATATCTGCAGAAGTCCTGGCCCCGACGGCTCGATGTGCACTTCCCTATGGAAATGTACCTCGTTCCAAGTCCCGACTATGTCGAGGATTTGGCCGTCATCGATGTCCTTGAACCCGAGGCGGAAATACCCGTTAGGGTAATATCCGTCCCTAAAACGCTCAAAACTCCGAGAATTATTGGGATCGAGCCGACTGCTATGCAATATGCACAACAGTCCCTCCTCCCGATGATCCTCGAAGGGATCAAGAGTTTTCATCTAGATTCCTTTCTCGGTTCGGACGATCAGACACCTAATCAGGTGGCTGCTCACCAAGGATCGCTTTATGGCGATCTCGCTACACTAGACCTTAGTGAAGCGTCCGATAGAGTTTCGAATGAGCTAGTAATCAACATGATGAGCTTGTCTGGCCCGTTGCGTAGGGCCGTTCAAGCTTGTCGGTCGAGGAAAGCTCATGTACCTGGCTACGGCGTTCAACGCCTTGCCAAGTTCGCGTCTATGGGTTCAGCACTCACCTTTCCTATTGAGGAGATGGTCTTTCTGACCATCATCTTTCATGGGATTGAGCGAGTGCTCAATCGCCGGATCACCCCTGGTCTCATCAAACAGATGAGGGGTAGGGTGCGTGTCTACGGTGACGATATTATCGTCCCTGTAGAATATGTGCCTTCCGTTATCGAGTCACTTGAACTCTTCGGAGCTAAAGTGAACCGACGCAAGAGCTTTTGGAACGGAAAGTTCCGAGAGTCTTGTGGAAAGGAGTACTATGAGGGCCAAGACGTTTCAATCGTCAAGGTTCGTCAGGTACTCCCGACTAACAGGAAGCACGTTGAAGGGGTAATTGCCACGGTCGCACTTCGTAACCTTCTTTACCAAGAAGGTTACTGGTCGACCTGCCAGTGGCTCGATGATAAGATCCGGGGAATACTAAAGTATTTTCCGGTAGTCGAACCATCGTCCCCTTTGCTTGGGCGAGAGAGCGTCTTGCCTGGAGCTCGTAAGTTCCAGCGCGGTCGTTTCTCTCCCACACTTCACCGTCCTGAGGTAAAAGGATGGCAAGTGTTGGCCAAGCTCCCTCTAGATTCCCTGGAGGGATCAGGTGCTCTGCTCAAATGCTTCTTGATGAACAGAGGCCTCGAGGATATGTACGACGACCCGCGTTTGGCGAGTCGTCTAGCATATCTCTGGGGGTCCGAGATCAACGAGGACCATTTGGAACGTGCAGGACGTCCCCGGTCCGTCGACATCAGACTGGGATGGGGTCCAACGTGGTGAAATACCGCGTTGTCCACCCCATGGATCACTACACACAAGTGTGAGTGACGGGCCCGCGAGGGCCTGGTGGG